TGACAAATTGTTTCTGTAGCTCAGATGGTAGAGCACTAGAGTGAAGTTCTAGGTGTCGTTGGTTCGAATCCAACCGGAAACATTGCCAGTGACAAATGGAGGAAATGAAGTGCTCCTTCGCTGGCGATTCGATTTAATTTGAGACTCGGTGTCGGCCACCGGGTCTTTTTTAGCCGATAAAAAATTGTTGGAGGTCTGTCAGATGGTTTGTGTTGTGTTGAAACGGGACGTAACTTCATTGGCATGGAGATGAACGGCCACTACTTCGATGTGGCACAAAATCGAATTGATAACGCAAAATAACATAGAAGTCGTTGCTAACTGCAGCGGCTTTTTAATACATAAAATTGGAGGTCAAAGTATGAAGGGCGTGGATAAGGTAAGGACAGATAGCGCTTATTACTCTTTATGGCATGCAGCTCAGAAGGCAAGACGTGATTACTTTGATTCGTATGTAAATTTAAGCAATGGTAGTAATAATATTGCAGAGGACAAATCCTTAATTGCTACATTTTTGCATGAGTATAATAGCCGACATTTAACTCCAATTACCTTACGTCAATATCTGGAGGAGAGCGACGAATATGACTAAGATGATTCACAGTAAATACGGTTATGAGACTCGTGAATGGATTCAAGCCGACGCACGATTAGATAAGTGGTTAAAGAACAAGCGTCTGGTTAAAGAGCGAAGCGTTTTTAATTTGGAAAATAAACGGAAGCCGTCAGAACGGCGATTACAGCATGAACGGGTTTAATTTGGAAAATAAAACTGGTCGATTTCGACCAGTTTAAAAAGATTAGGAGATTGTTATGAAATATCGGAAAAAGCCAGTAACTATTGAAGCGTGGAAAGTAATTGACTTTGGCATTGATGACAAAGTGCCCAATTGGATTTTTAATGCAATGTTTGATCATGTAATGAACGAATCAAAGGATGGCTGGAACATTAACACTCTAGAAGGCAAGATGCACGCGAACATTGGTGATTATATTATTCGAGGTGTTCACGGTGAGCTATACCCATGTAAGCCCGATATTTTTGAAGAAACCTATGAATTAGTGGAGGAGTAGCCATGAAACCATATATGTACGATATTGGAAAAACAAAAGTATTAGTTGATGGTAAGCGTGTCGATGGATTCAACGAAGACGGCGTAAAGATTGATGAAGATGGTATTACAATCAATTTCATTATTAAGGCTGACTTTCTTAAGAATCTACATGCTAAAGACATCAAAATCATTTACATGGATGCAGATGTTACGGCAGTTACTAAGATGAAGGTAGACAAACTTGAAATGTTACCACGGACTATTACAGGTAAGGAGTTCCCTTTAGTACCAATCAAGTTCAGTGGGGAACCTAAAACGAAATACACGGATTAGGAGAGATTAATATGGATAATCAAAATTTTATTACCATTTGTCAGAAAAAGCTGGCTGATTATTGCAACAGCATTGCTGAATTAACTAAAGGAAAGGCACATTTTAAAGCGACTGATTTTTATACGGTTTGGTCAAGCAAGACTCTGCAAAATAATAAAGCATTATTGAGTACTGATAAAGTAAGTGGCTATTATTTTGAATTGACATATAACGGTGATAAGCACGACCTATACCTAGATTGCTATATTAAAAAGGATAATGTCGCTTATCCTATCACCTTTAGTGATTTGGAAGGTGCAGCAATGCAACGGGTTATTGACTTACTGATAGCTCCAAAACAAGTTCGGGATGCCATTCATAAAGTACTGAACAATCATAAAGAAGAATTCAATAAAGCACTAGAAAGTAAATAATGTTAGTACAGATTAGGATTGTGAGGTGTGGTGGTATGTAATGAATTGGGAAGAGATAAGGCATGAGTATGAAACGACTGATGCAACGCCAAAAGAATTAGCAGAACGTTATCGCGTCAAGCCTAGTACCTTACGTAGTCGCAAGAATCGTGAGCATTGGCAACGTAAATCAAAAAAAGTTGCAACGCGACGCAACAATGTTGCAACACATGTTGCAAAAAAACTGAACAATAATGGGTCACTGACAGAAAAGCAAAAGCGGTTCTGCCTTTTTTATTTGCAACGATTTAACGCCACTTGGGCATACCAGCAAGCTTACAAATGTGGGTACAGTACAGCACGAGTTAACGGACCAGCCTTACTGCAAAATACTGCCGTAAAGAAACAATTGTCCGAATTGAAGGAGCAACAGCAGGCTGAACTGTATCTAACGGCCGATGACGTGCTACATGAGTACATTAAGCAGGCTTTTAGTAGTCTAGGAGATGTACTTGATTACAAGTCCACAGAGGAGACTGTGACCGACTCAGATGGCAATGTCCAGCTGGATATCCATGACGATACAATTCAACGTCATGTTACAGATATCTATCTCAAGCCCAGCGGTGAAATTGATTGGTCAGTTGTACAGGAGATTCACCGGGGTAAAGACGGCTTAGTAGTCAAGCTTTATGACAAGCAAAAAGCTATGAAAGAGCTGATTGACCGCTTGCCTGAAGCTACTAAGACGATGAGTCGTGACACTTTGATAGATGCGTTGAAGCTTGGCTATGAGCAACAAAATAAACAGGAGTCTCAGTCTGATGACAAAGATGGTGATAGTGAATGAAGCAGAACCAATTTGAGTTCGCACCACTGTCTGAAAAGCAGATTCAAATGTTGAGCTGGTGGCTTAATCCAAAATACAAGGATAATGAAGCCATTATCTGCGACGGCTCCGTACGTGCCGGTAAGACACTGATTATGTCGCTTAGCTATGTGATGTGGTCAATGACCGAGTTTCATAACCGTAACTTTGGTATGGCTGGTAAAACGATTGGTTCACTGCGGCGTAACGTTATTAGAACACTCAAACAAATGCTTGAAGGACGTAATTACCAAGTAGTGGACCACCGTGCTGAAAACCGGCTAACAATTACTTACGGGACCACAACTAATGATTATTACTTGTTTGGTGGTAACGATGAGTCTAGCCAAGACTTGGTTCAAGGGTTCACTGCTGCAGGCTTCTTTTTTGATGAAGTTGCTCTAATGCCGGAATCATTTGTTAACCAATCTTTGGCACGATGCAACATAGCCGGGTCCAAGTATTGGTTTAACTGCAACCCATCTGGTCCATATCATTGGTTCAAACTTGAATGGCTAGATCAGTTAGATGAGAAGAGGGCATTACACATTCATTTCATTATGAGTGATAATCCAATCAACTCCAAAGAAGTTTTGGAACGGTTTGAACGTCAGTATACCGGTGTATTCTATCAGCGCTATATTCTAGGTCTGTGGGTACTCAGCGATGGCGTTATCTACGATAACTTCGATGAATCTGCAATGGTACATGAGCCACCAAGCGGTACAGCAACTAAATATTACGTCTCATGTGATTATGGGACGCAAAACCCTACCGTATTTCTGCTGTGGGGTTTATTTGGTAAGACATGGTATTGCCTCAAGGAGTATTACTATGATGGCCGCCATTCAAGCCGACAACGGACTGATGACCAGTACGCTATTGACCTAGATAGTTTCTTAGGCAATTTAAAACCAGTTATTATTGTGGACCCGTCTGCTGCTTCTTTTATCGCTAAGTTGCGACAAAAAGGCTATCGCGTGGTTAAAGCTGACAATGATGTCTTGGATGGAATTCGTGAGACTCAATCGGCGATGAACGTGGGTAAGATCATGTTCACTCCAGGACTGAAGAACCTATTTAAAGAGTTTGCAAGCTACATCTGGGACGACAAAGCGGCTGAGCGTGGTGAGGATAAAGTAGTAAAGCAGCATGACCATGCAATGGATGCAATGCGCTACTTTGTTTACCGTGTGGTTCGCAAGCATGATGAGACTGGCGGATTCCAAACATTCGACATGAGATTCTAGGAGGTGACTGTATGACTGCAGACAGCAGTGGAAATGATATTCGTGGCAAGTTTTATCAGAACTTGCAAGACAATTTGATCAGTGGCCGCCTAGTATCTAGTGACGGTGTGATGACTGACGATGCAAGCACTTCGATTGGTGATGATGGCTATATTGATGATGATGATAGCTTTCATTACATTGGTAGTAAGCCAATACAGGAAAATTCACAACAGATCATCAATTTCATTAATTATCATAGAAACAATTTGGCACCGATTTATCAGATTAAGAAAGACTACTACAAAGGACGGCATTTAAATATTCTGAATCAACCGTCCAAGGCTAATGGTGATCCAGATAACCGCATTATTGTTGATTTGCCACGTAAGCTGGTAGATACGTTTGGCGGCTACTTCATTGGGACACCGATAAAAATGGCTTACAACGACAAGGAC